CCATGTTTATCGTAATGGCGCATGACCATGCGAAGGACTTTCTCTTCGTCCATTTCATGTTGTGCATCTTCATGACATGCAACGCGCATTAGTTCCATGATTACCGGGAGGTCATCAGGAGTGGCTAGTCTTACATCAGGGCATTCAGTGAAATCTGTCATTATTTTTTTTCTTTCTTAATAAATGCAAAATGATACCCGTCTTCCCTTATTTTTCTGATTTTACCTTTAGAATGCGCGCGACAAGACGCATTTACCCATTCCGGGTTAGGATATTTGTAATAATTAGCTGCTGCCGTGCCAGAAATGAACGTTTCACCAGTGACTAAATTTATAACCGGCTTTGATATTTTCGCATGTTGAATTGCTTTCTCTTCAACCGTTCTTTTTGAGAGAGCAATTTTTATACTTACACTTTGTTTCTCCGAAGTAATGGATTTTTGCTCAGGGGAGCGAGAATTCTTTATTTCGGAAATTTTATTTCCAAAAGCTATTTTATATTCCTCTGTCTTTGACACCCAAGCGCGCGCCACACCTATGCTATTTTTAATTTTATTTTCTGGTTGGCGAGAAGGATGCTTATCGCCTAGTGCTTTTTGTCCAGCAGACATTTTAGCACGATTATCAAGGTTTTTGGAGTGATGATTTTCTCCCTTAGCCTTTTGCGTAGCACCTGATTTGGCTGCGACTTCGGGGCGACGCATGGGATTTCTGTCGCCGGAGATATCTGTGCCGTTTTCAATACGAACCTGATAAGATTTTTTTCCCCGCGCCACTAGAACCTCGCGAGAAACCTTTCGCGTGGGGTGATTGTCGCCAGAAATACACTCGCCATGAACACCGCGCCCTCCCGGAGAAGAATTCGTAAGGTGCCCTAAATGTTTAAATTCTGCGATTTGCCACTCTTCCGAGGCATATGCATCGTCTTCGTTATTAAACCAATTTAGAATTACAACATCAAACTTCCCGCCATTAGCGGTTACAACGTACCGCCAGTGCCGGTTACGATACGCACGAGAATACGCGCGGCGACCTTTTCCCTTACCGATGTTAAAAATTACACCGATATCTGGCCTAATATGCGCATAGGTATAATAAAGCGTCATTTATCACCGATTTTTAATTAAGGGTCTGATATTTTACCCCAGTTTCCAACAAGAAACAAACACTTAATCGCGCGCGGGTCCGGGGAGCTTTTGTAAAGTTTTTACGTGTTTACGGCGTTGTTTCCTTACGAAAGCGTCAAGAGTTTTGTGCCCCGCGTCTAAGTCTCCGTCGCCGAACAACATTACTTCCTCCGGTGTAAGAATATATTCCCCACCCGCTACGATGCAAGGAACAGTCCCGCGAGGCTCGTGATAATGTCCATTGAGCCCGTATTTATGCGTCAATCCGACTGAGCCGCCTTCAGAGCGTTTGTCCTCAATCATACGACGAACGATATCAAACCCAGCGTCCGTATTGTTTTCTCCAAGAGAACTAACGCAATCAGCAGGCAATACGTAACTACCCGAATAGACCGAAATTGGGAGCCTGTCTGTTCTACCAGGAACCTTGGCCTTCAAAGGCCCATGAAATACTTTTGGGTCTTTGTGCGATGCAGACGAGCCACCGCGTTCCATGGCTTTTCTAGCCGTATTAAGAGCAGCAGCCACAGCTTGTTTCTGGGGATGACCAGAATGCATCATTTCGCTCACATTCTTGCTTACGGTTTCGGGACTTGAGCCCTTGATTAACGGCATTTCTTTATCCCACCGAGTAAGTGACGTTTACAGACACACCTGCCCCGATGACAAGCGCCAATCCATCCGAAAACTGTATTCCAATCTGGGTCACGCCTGTAGGCGCACTTGCGTCGAGCACAAACATTAAAGCGTCCGCCGGCAGAGCGGTCGTTGATGCTGTATCATAGAACTCGACTGTTCCTGCACCGGATATAACGACGGACACATTAACAAGACGCCCGACGCCAGAAAACACCTGAACCGTTTGCGCGCCGGCGTATGTCTGTGACGAAAACTGCCCTGTATAATACGCAATCGCTTTCGCAACGCTGTTAATCGCGATTGTTTGATTTTGTAGGGCTGTTGTTGCTGCGTCCACTGATTATCTCCGTCCGCTCGGTGCAAATCTATAACGCAGCGAACCTAACCGCCAGAAACTCGCAAGGTCGTTGCTTTCAATCTTCATTGAAACAAATCGACCTCTGAATCTCGGACACAAATACTGTGTTTGTTTGTTAAATGGATATGGTCCGTAGACGCGGGGGTCTTGTCCGGCGTAATCCGTCACATAGAAAGTAACAGATAAATCAGCTGTCTTCGGCTGGTCATACTGACCCCAAATCATATCGGGGAGAAACCAATCGACAAAGCTTAAATCCTGCCCGTTCGTAATGCTGAAATAACCTGTCTTCAGCCATGCATTAATTGGAACGGTGGCCGAACCAACAGCTAAATCGTTTGATGTCTCATGCTGATATACATAACCATTCGCATCTGTTGCAATTGGTTCCCCAACGAGAGACTGATCAAACCATGCAGTTCTTTCAATGTATCCGTAATCCCACTCATTATACTGCGCGTTGAAACAGACATATGCTTCTGGGATACCGGGATTGCCTTCAGTTTTTGTCGGGAAGAACCATGTTACTTCATTAAACAGCGAGTTGGAACCCGCAATAACATTTTGCTCGTAACCTAAATCAAGATTTTGGAATATGAAATCCCAAACAGTGCACGGGATTGGTTGCGGTGCGCCGCCAGACGGACAAACAAAAAACTGCCGCTGGCTCATCCAATATAAAGAGCCGCCGAGAAGCGTTACGGCTTTTGGAGCAACTAGACCACAGCCATTGCCGATTTTGTTAAATCCGTAGGTTCCGGGATATCCGACGTATTGAGCCGAATACAAATCGACATCCGTAAACCAATATTGTTGAGTTTGACCCTGAATTCCGCGAACAACACGAGAGCCTGTTGGCACACTGTAGAACCCAGCGTCCGAGTCGCCAGCAATCGACCAATTATTCGGGTCTTTCGCATCAGACCAACGAATAAACATCGGGTCTTGCAACGGATTAATCTGCGTCGAACATCCCCATGCCATCACATGGCCATAGGGCATCGAAACAAATGCGCCCTTATTGCGATAGGGAGCATTGTTTAAAATCGTGAGGTTCTGAGCGCCGCGACTATTATCCCAGTAGAATAAAGGACCATCAACGGCGCTTGCGATTAACGCCGAGCCTCTATTGTCGAGATACCAATTATCCGCCGCATAGATTTGCCCGGCTAAAGGCTCACCGCCGCTATAGCCCTGACCATAGCCATATTGGCCGTAGGCCCATGTTCCATACCCCGAACCAAATTGAGCGGGGCCCAAAGTCACCCAATACCGCAACGACAGCTTATTGCCGTTCATCGGTATTGTTTGCGACGATGTTGCGGCTGTATCGTCAACGATGATGAATTCCGTCGGGCTGTTGATTTTTGTAATAATGTATTGTCCGACAACAGTGCAGCCGCCGACGACTGTCGGTATGTCAAATCCAATACGGTCTCCGACCGCAAGTTTTCCGTACTGATATTCAATCGGAAACGTAACTTTTATTTCAGTTGACGCGAGAATTGTGTCGAATACGGGAACAACGCCGCCGTTTGTAACGGTTGTTAGCGCTTTGTATCCGACATCGATAAGGACACGATTCCGTGTGCTGTTAGTGACGGCAACAATCGGATATGTGCCCTGAAGGATAAGGCCGCCGACTGAAGCTGGCGTATTAAAAGTCACATAATTATACGTCGTCAGTCCTGTTATTGACGGGTCGTATAATTCAACTGTTGTTTCGCCCTGTATCGTCGAGAGTTCGATAGGAAGACTCGGCTGGTCGGCATATCTCGGGGAGATGATCCTGTTACTCGTATCACTTACATTGTAGGCGTAAACCGTCGTATTTGTTGCTGTCGAAACATATGGAATATTATTTAAGTCAGCCCACGGCTGAATATCGTTTGGTATTCCGTCAAGTCTTTGGTTGATGAAAAGAGAACAGCCGCCGCGCTTCTCTGGAAGATTTGCCTTCCAGCGAATAAAATTCGATTCCGAAATGCCGGATGGGTTGTCGGCAAGCGTGCTCTCTACTTGAACAGAGGGAATCAAATTCACTTCGGCCATGGGGCACATTATTTTGCCTCCTGCTGTGCAAGAGCTTCCGCCTTCTTTCGGCGTCTTGTTTCCCAAGCTTTTTCGTAGGAAGTTAATTCACCCGCCGCACGGCGTGCTTCTTCCTTTATTCTTCTTTTTTCTGCGTTTTTGCGTTGCGTATCAGAGATTTTTTCACCTCTTGTCATCTCATTAGAAGCTTTTCTCTTTTCATCTTGTTCTCTAATCGTTTTTGCGCGTTTTTCACTTGAGGTTAGCTCGCCATTCTCTTTTCTTTCCGCATTCTTTAGTCGAAGCGTTTCTTGGCGGCGGTTCTCTGTTGCTTGTTTTTCAGCTTTCGAACGTTTAGCGTGCCCGGCTGACGTTTTTTTGCCCCGTTCAATTTTTTCTTTTAATGGTAGAGCATCCCAAGATGCCCTTACCTTCTCACCTGATTTCTTAAAATCAATCTTTGCCAGTCTTTTTGCTGTAGATGCGTCTTTTTCTTCTTGTGACTTCGCTTCTAAGGTTATCTTTCTCTTCACGTTACGAGCGGCATAATCAGTATTGGCCGCCTTTCTTGCGTGCGCGTCGTCTTTTTCATGCTGAGGTTTGGCGTGCCATCCTGCGCTTATTTTAGGGCCTAGCCCAAGAACGTTTCGTTTTGATACACCGTTTGATATAGCTTTTGCTTTGGCTTCAGGAGTTAGTTGAGACCAAGTATCGCCGCCGTCACCACCTTTTGTTTTATTGGTTAGACGTTTCCCAATATACATTTTCCAATGCGCAATAGCTAATATTTCCAGATTGTTTAATGCGGATTTAGTAATCCCCGGAAATTCTGATGTTCGAACCTCAATTAAGTTTTTAATTTCTAATTCTGAAACGATATTCCCGTGGTCTTTATTGCGCGCTGTTAAATCATAGGCGCGTGCATACGGATTCTTCCCCATCGCTTTACCGATGTAGAAACACTCATTTATGTCCTGCCGCCAATGCTCGTAAATAAGTCCAAAGCTCATGCAATTACCTCGTCGGTGTTATTGGAACATTGCTTAAGCTTGTCCACGCAGGCCCGCTGAATTTTTTTCTAAGTTCCAACATCATTGCTGAGCGGAAAAGCGCGTCATACTGCGCGCTCCAGCTTTGTGCCGATTGCGGATTATCAGATTGCCCCCCATAGTCGCGCATCCAACCGAACATAAAGACACACGCCGCCGCAACGAGCAAGTCGGGAAGAAATATCGTAAGAAACGTCGTCGGGTTCGTGGCGGACATAGGCTCGGGGGTAAATGTGCCGATGACTTCAACCACATAAGACTGGTTGGGCCATGGACCAACCTGTATCAAATCCTGACGCACCATTGCGAAATATTCTGGCAAAGAGGCACCTGTCGGCGAACCCCAAACCGCATTAAGATATGACATTGCGACCGGCTGCAACTGCTGACGTTGCGGGCCTGCGCCATAAAGAACATTGACGCCTGTGAGCGTTAAAAAGGCACCGTAAGGTGCAGCAGGCAATGTGAAATTTCTATTGACCGGTGTAAACGAACTTGAGTTATTGATTGCAACAGAGTCA